GGTGACGATGCCGTTCGGCTGCGAGCTGCCCGTGCCGGTCGTGAAGTGGTCATTCTGGATGCGACCGATGCGGGTCGCCAGCGCTGAGCCGATGAAGCCCATTGCATCGATCGAGCTGTCCTGCAGGAACTCGACGGAGACCAGTACGCTCTTGCTGGAGTACTTGTACGCCTGCAGCACGAGCTGACCGAAAGTCGGGTCCACTTCGCTGACCTGCGTGTTCTCCGCGAGGATGGCACCCTTGTTCGACGTGTCGTCGTTGGTCGGAATCGGAAGGTCTGCGCCGGAATCCGTGCGAAGGATAGTCGCGACCTGACGCATGCCGCCGAATTCCAGCATCGCGCGCTCGAGTGCGCCCATCGGCGCATCCGGCACGGTGTAGCCGCCGATCGTGGTCGATCCGACACCCAACGCCGCGCGCTTCTCCCACTCGTCAGCCGCGGCCGGATTGACGCGGTAGCCGACCTCTCCACCGACGTACTGCAGCATCGACTGCGGCTTCTCGCCGAACAGACGGATCTTGAGCGACTTCGCGCCCAGATTGATCCCCATGCGCTGCGCAGACGAGCGATGCGCGTCAGTCAGCGGCACTTCTTCGCTGCCGGCAAGCAGCCAGCCGCGGATCGCCATCTCGGCATCCTTCTGCGTGGCCTTGCCGTAAGACGGCGTCCGCTGCGGCTCCGCAACGCTACTGCGACGACCGGCAGACTGCGCGGCCTCATCGATGCTGCGCGACACGCTGTCCAGACGCATGCTGCGTTCGATTTCCTTCTGGAAGCCATCGGCCTTGTCCATCAGGGCATCGAATTTCTTCTCTTCGTCGCCGCGCCATTCGCCGTTCTGTTCCGCGTACACGCGGTTGCGAATCTCGGTGGCTGCGTCGACGGCTTCTTTCTTCTTGGTAACGAGTTCGTTGATGTCCATGTGCCTGATCCCTCATTCGTGCAGAGGGACCGGCTTTGGTGACACATGGCACGCGGCGCGACCCACGCACGAACTCAATGGAGAGTTCGAGTTGTTGTGGGTTCGCCGCCTAACGCCGCAGGCGGGAGACCGGATTGTCGCCAGAGTAGACGCAGCGAACGCCGCCGCTCGCGTCTAGTGGCTCACTGTGTTGTCAGGTTCTATCGTGCGCCGGTATCAGTACGGGCGCAATTTTTCAGGTGGAAAACAAGCGCTTCGCGCACCACGCGGGCCACGGGCACATCACGACGCATTGCTTCGCGCGCAACAGCATCGTGCAGCGCAGCAGGTACAGTGCAGGCGGGAAGCTGCGACGTCTCAGCCGCGATCGGTGGACGTCCGCGCCTCAACGCGCCAGTCGCAATCGAGTCTCGGTCCATTTCGCATCTCTGTACGGCTGCTTTGCCGTGAACGCGTGCAGCGATCGGATCGCTTCCTGAATGTTTCCGCGCGCCTGAACATCAGTCTGCTGATACGCCGGCCAACTGACGATCGACACCTCGTTCAGCTCCATATCGAGCACGGTGCGAATCGGCACGCGGCCTTCGTAATCCCAGGAGTCGGCCAGTACTCTAAATCCAAAGCTCATGCCAGAGATGTCGCCGCGCGCCACTGATCGCACGACGTCTGATGCGTAGCTGATACTCAGGTCAGGCTCGATCACTGCGCGCAGACCGCGCGCTTCCTTCCGAAGCGTCAGCGTGCCAGCTCTCGTGCGCCCAAGCACCTTCCCTGAGTCGTGGTCGAAGAGCGCCCGCACATCGGCGCCACTGTTCAGCGCACGATCAACCGCTTCCGGCGCAATCTGCTCACGGAATCCACCCAGGTCAACGCTCAGCGCGTTGAACACGATCGCCATGCCGTCCAGCCGTCTGCCGTCAAGACTTCCAACCGTCGCATCGCGATGCGCGAACCGCCGCAGTTCAGTGTCCATAGCGCTCCCCTTCCGCCAGCAAACGATCCGCCACGTCTCCAGCCCGTTCGTCGCGCCACCGCTTCAGCACGCCAGCCAAACTCGCCGCGAGTTCATCAGGATCGTCCGTATCCGCCGCCCGCTTGATGTCGGCCACAGACTGTTCGACGTGCTCCCGTACCAGGCTGTTCAGCGTCACGTCAGCCGCCACGCCGGCACAGGGCGCCCACGCGTAGACTACGGGACGCAAGACAGACCGGCACGTCTCCGCGTGCAGCGGATAGAAGGATTCGACCCATGCGCGCAGCTTTTCTGGCGACGCTTGCGCCTTGCTCGCGCGGTCAGCCTCTTTCTGCAACAGGCGTGAGACCGCGTCGACAATCAGTCCGCGGTGCGCCTGTCGAATCGCTGACAGACGGTCCACCGTCGCCGCGTGCTTGGCTTCAAGGCTTTCCCGCGCTGACCGCTCGGACTCTGCCATCGTTCGATGTTCGTCGGCCTGAGACTTCGCCACGGCATGCGCGGCCGATGTCTCCGCGTGCGTCTGCGCTAACCGTTCGATCGCTTCACGCTGTTCCGCAAGCTGGCCACGAAGGCTCTCGACAGCCGCGGCCGCTTCCGCCTTGGCTTGGCTCACCTGGTCGCGCTCCGCTTGCAGCGCAGCCACCGAGCGCACCAGTTCAGCCTCACGCTCCTGCGCCGCCGCAAGTCCTGCCTTCGCTTCGTCCCGTTCACGCTCCGCAACGCCCAGCATGATGTCCAGGTCGTTCTTCTCGACTTGCGCTGCGTCACGCGCCTGCATGATGGCGACACGCTCGTCTGCCCACTGCTGCTCGAGCTCGACGATCTGCGCAGCGGTCTTTCCGGTCACATCAGCCAGTTCGGCCGAGCGACGTGCGTCAAGTTCGGCTAGTGCGTTGTCCTTCGCCGCGACAGCCGCCAGCGCTGCGTCCCGTTCGGACTCGAGCGCCTTCGTCTGGTCAAGCGCCACGGCCAACCGCTCATCCAGCCGCGCCGCGTTCTCACGCGATTCTGTCAAGTCGCTGACCAGACGCGCCTCAAGCGACGTCAGCTTCTCACCCATCGTTTTCAGATCGTTGCTGATGCCGTCGCTGACGTGTACATCCGAAATAGGGCTATTTACTGTGTCTTTTGGATGCCCGATAGATTCGGCCTTCGCTGTAATCGCATCAACAACCGCTTTCGCGTGGTCTTCCACGAGCGACAATGGCATCAAGTTGTTGACCTGGACAAACGACTGATCGCCGCCGTCAAGTGGGTCGAGATTTTCGTATCCGCGCACCTCGTTGATGGTGATCGCACCGATGTTGAACAGCGCCGTGTAGAACGCCGCTCGCGCCGCCGAATCGCCACGCAGGAAGCCTTCGATCGAGTGCTCAATAAACTGAATCTGCCGTTCCTGCTTGGCAATCAGCTTGCGCCCAAGCTCCTGTTCCCACAGCACCAGCCACGGACGAATCGCAGACACGAAGTACTCGGTGTTCATCTGCTCGACGTTGGAAAACGTCGCGTCGGCGAGGTCGGCCAGCTTGTGCGGAGGAATCTTGAACCAGCGCGCGACTTCTCGGATCTGGTGCGTCCGCGTCTCAAGGAATTGCGCGTTGTCTGGCGCGACGCCAGTTTCCTTGTACTGCGCGTCGTTGTAGAGCATCAGCAGCTTGTGTGCGCGCTTGACGCCCTGATGCCGTGCTTCGAGCGATGCCTTGTAGTTCTCATCAGACATCTCAGGCGGGCGACCGCCCTTGAAGCTGACCACTCCGCCGAACGTTGCCCCATTGCCGAAGAACGTCGCGCCAAACTGTTCCGCCGCCAACGCCAGCCCAATCGACTCCTTCGCCTTGTCCACCAGCGAGCAGCCCACCGAGCCGTCGTGGCTACGTCCAACCAGGTGGATCATGTTGTTGGCTGCGATCACCGCTTCGCCGCCATCTGGATTGGTGACGACGTACTGCAGCGTTCCAAACCGATCGCGAGTCACGCGCACGCGCTCAGGAATAAGCGGCCACAGCGCAATAGGGCGGCCTACCTGATCGCGCTCAATCTCGGCATAGGCGTTCTGCCACAACATCACGTGCGCCTGCATCGTGCGCCGCCACACCATCGTGCCCATTTCTGGGTTTGGCTCATCGTGCAGCAAGCGGTACAGCGGATGACTCTCGAACTTGTCTTTGCCGCCGTTTGGCAGACGCTTGTACAGCATCAGCGGCAGGCTGGCGACGTCATCCGACACCAGCCCCACCGCTGCCCACACTGCTGAGTACGCCAGCGCTGAATGCTCATCCACGCGGATACCAGCCGCAGATGGACCACCAGCCGAGAAGTACTTCGCCAGCTCCGGCGATCGCGACGTCAGCGGACCCAGCGTGTACGCGCGAATGGTCTCCCACGCGCGAGAGAACAGCGTCGGCTTTGGCGTCGAAGAGACGCGGATCACTTCAGTTCGTGGCATTCATTAAATCCTTGCGAATCGCTCGCTTGTCCATGCACTTACTGCACGATCCACATCTCGCCCGGTACGGTGGCTCAAAAGCCCAATACCAACAGAGACCAGAGAAACGCTCCCACTGTTCAATTCTTTGCAGCACGATACGCCTCAGTTATCCACTGCGAACTAGAAGATCCACTCGGAGGCTTTGCCGTACCGCAGTATGCGCACCGATACAGCGTGCGAATGGCAGCCCCACTCACCCACCGACGCGCGCCGCAGTATTCGCACTGCGCCGACATGTCGTGCTGAGTGTCAGGCCACGGCGACACATGCAGCTTCGACGGTCCGTAGAAGTACAACGATGATCCGTAGCTCATACCCACTCGAAACTGACGCCCGTTGGCTGCTGCAATACGCCTGCCGCAATGGCGTCATTTCGCGCTTCCCAACTCAAAACAGCGGCCATCGCCGCATCGATTTTGTGCGGAGAATCGTGACGCTCTTTTCGGATCAACCACAGCGCCTTACCTTGCTCATCGCGCCAGCCTTTCAAGTCCTCCCGGCGCGAATTTCCGATGTGTCGCGTGAGCGCGTCGTCACCGTTGTGACGCACCGTCCCCTCACGAATGGCTGTGTCGAACGACTGCAGCGCCGCCGTCATTGGGCGCCGCCTATTCGTCCACCACTCAAGCACACGCTCTTCGCCAAACTCGCCCACCCATGCCGCGATCCATGTCTCCCAGTACGGAGGATCGGCGTACATGCGCCAGACGTTGTAGTCCTGAAAGGATTGCCGCACGGCCGCGTCGACTTCCTGCGCCGGAACCTTCCACTGTTCAATGTTGATCGGACGCTCCCACAGGCCAACAACCCACTGAAAGCCGCTCAGGATATGCGTCGCGACCAGCGCGGTCGAATCGTGGAACAGGGCACCATCGAAGCCAAGCACGATCATGTCACCAGGCTTGACCGGTGACGCCGTCGCCAGTTTTTGCCACGCGACAACATCGAACGCCTGGAGCGCACCCTTGACAAGCCTGTTCGTCCACACGCGCTCGAGAAATGCTTTGTCTGCCGTTGGGTCGTTCCACAAATTCGCAATCGCGTCAATGTCGCGCCACGCAGCCGCAGGGCCAGACGCCTCGATCACGGCAGCTCGAACGCCTTCGCGCGTCGTCAAGTCGTGCTGATCGCTGGCTTGCCTATGAAAGTAGAACAGCGAAGCGTCAGACAATTTGCCGTCCTCAATGGACCGCGCATAGTCCATCGTGGCTTCTGCGACCGATCCGGTACCAGGTTCAGGCGCCGTCGTCGTCTCAAGCATCCACGGGTCAGCAATTTTGCGCTTAGCCAGATTGTTCAGCATCGTCTGATGCGCCTGCTTGAGACGCGGCAGCGTCCACCAGTGGGTCTCGTCTCCTACCGCGAACGTCGTGCGCGCACCGTCTCGAGCGCTTGGACTTGTCGCCAGCGAAACCGCTTTCCCATCACCCTTTTTGCGTTTGATGCGTTCAAGCCCGATGTCGAAGTCGTCTCGCAGTGGCCCTTCCTCGAGGATGACAATCAGCGCACCATACGCCAGTTCGTCAGACTGCTCTTCGGTATAGGCCACCAGCGGAATGTACGGATCAGAGACAGGCCCGCCCATTGGCTCGCCTTGCTTTGTCCATCCCACACACCGCACCGGCGCCTCGTGGTGCAGCTCACACGCAGCGATCCACGCCGCCAGTTCCGTCTTTGCCAATCCCTTCGGAAGCGAAATGCCAACCCGCTTAAACCGTCGCCGGCCGGCCTTCTCGTGACCCTTTGGGAAGACCTCGTACATGCGATAGATCAGCCCGCGCTTCTCGTCATCGAGCACGGCAGGCTGTCCCCGCAAGTCACCAGGCCCAAACACCAACCGCTCTTCAATAAAATCGCAGATAGCAGGCCCCAGCGTTGGGTACATCTCACGATCGCGCGGAACCGTCAGAATCACTTGACCGCCATCAGGATCGACCGCGGGTCAGTCCCGGTACGCTTTACAGGGACCGCGCGGGCTTGTGGCAACGTCCGTCCGCTGCCGGACGTCGAACCTTCACCAGAATCGAGATTGAGCTGCCGTACAAGTTGCTGATAGCGCCCCATCGCCGACAACCGCGTCTCTGGCCGATTCTCAGGATCGCGCGACATCTTGAGCGCAGCCACAGCTAGGTCGACAAGCGCCGAGCGCGTTGCGTCAAGCTCGCCCATCTCACGAACGGCCGCCGCCCATTCGTCCGCTGTTTGACCAGGCGCAACTCCTGCCGCCACACCGGTCTTCGGTTCTGGCTTCTGGATCTTTCCAGCTTGCATCCAGCGGTGCAATGTTGAGCGATTTACGCCCAATTTGCGGGCAGCTAAGGTCAGGTTCGCAGCACTTGCGACAACTTCGGCTACGTTACTGAGCGATTTGAGCTTATGGGTTCGCTTGGCCATCGAATCCAGTCTCATTTCGCAACTCGTGTTGCAAACTTAGAAATCTCAG